ATGGTGTTGAGGTAGATCGCTGGGCAGTTCTTGCAGGTATTCCAGGCAAGGACACTAAGTGATAACCATTAACAACACAATTAGTATTAGGAGAATACACAATGTCTAAGAATTTTTCATTAAATCAATTGACCGAAGGAATTCGGCAACGACACTTGGGTCTTGCTAATCGCCGACTAGTCGAAAAGTGGTCCCGTACGGGTCTACTTCGTGGCTTGGATGGCGTTAAGCGGGAAAACATGGCAATGCTCATGGAAAACCAAGCGTCGCAACTACTTCGTGAGTCTAACTCGCTAGGTGGCGGTGGTGGAGACACCTCCAACGGCCAGGGTGATATCCGTGGTTTCACAAATATTGCATTCCCAATCGTTCGTCGAGTCTTTGGTGGCTTGGTTGCAAATGATTTGGTATCAATCCAGCCGATGAGCCTTCCTTCCGGATTGCTTTTCTATCTTGATTATGCCTATGGGTCAGCCCAAGGTGGTGCAGATGGTTCAGCTGTCGATGATGGCGTAGCCTCAACCGCCGGTAATCCTGCTTCAAGCACATATGCTACAGGGGAGTCTATTTATAATGCTCCTGGTGGTGCAGGTGTTGCTGCAGGTTCTGATGGTGTTGGCGGTCAGTATGACCTTGCTGGTAGCGGATTTTCTAAGGTCCACTCTCATCTAGGTGCTTCGTCTGATGGTACAGCCGGTGTAATTGTCGTAGCAGGTTCCCATGGTGCTTTTTCGGCCGCCGACGCATGGTTACCAGCGCAGAATATGAATAACACCGCTGGGGTACGAGCAGGTAACCTAAAGTTGATCCAATGGGATCCAGCTTTGATTAAGGTCCTAGAAGATGCTTCATCTACTGGCCTATATCGTGTAGTTACACTACCAGTAGCTACATTAACAGCTGCAGGTGCTGATATGTCTATGATTAAAGACATTGCAGTCCTGGATGAAGGTAATGCCGGTGTAACCGGTGCTCGCGATGGTCAAGGAACTGGAGCTGGTGTATGTAACATCCGACGTCTTAACCGACGAGGGACTATGACAGATACTGGATTCTTCACCCCTGATGCTCTTAACGGTACACACGTCTTAACGATTTGTGATGGTACGGCTGTCGCCAATACCGAAACCGTTGGTGTTTCATTCGTAAAGAGTCCTGCCAGGCATAATGGTACAGATGGTAATAGTTTGGTTGTTCCAGCATTTGAGTCAGATTTTGACCCAGCTGGTCCATCCCCTGCAATTCCAGAAATCGATATCAAAATTGAATCGGTTGCTGTTACTGCATCTACCCGTAAGTTGAGAGCACGTTGGTCTCCAGAACTTGCACAGGATCTTAACGCTTACCACAGCCTTGACGCTGAGGTTGAGCTTACACAGATTCTTTCTGAGCAAGTTGCCCTGGAAATCGATCGTGAGATTCTCAATGATCTACTTACACAGGCTGCTGGAGCAAACCTCCACTGGTCACGTGCTCCTGGTAACTTTGTTATTAAGGATACAGGCGCTCAGCCTGCTGCTGGATCACCGGGTGCTAACGCTAGCTTTACCGGTACGGTTCGAGAATGGTATGAGACTTTGATTGAGACCATTATCGATTGTGGTAATACTATCCATCGTAAGACGCTTCGCGGTTCCGCCAACTTTATTGTTGTAGGCCCCGATGTTGCGACGATCCTTGAAGCCTCAGTGCTTTATCGACCAGCTTACAGCCTTGATGGTGATGGTCAGGTTGGTGCTCCTTTCACACTTGGTTGTGAAAAGGCAGGTACCCTCAGTAATCGTTTCACCGTCTACAAGGACCCCTATTTCCCACGAAATAAGATCCTTGTTGGTTACAAGGGCGGAAGCTACCTGGAAACAGGTTATGTCTACGCACCTTATGTACCCCTTATCGTTACTCCGACGATCTTCGCCCCTGAGGACTTTACTCCTCGTAAGGGTGTTATGACTCGGTATGGTAAGAAGATGGTCCGAGCGGACTTCTACGGTACTGTAACGGTTCAGGATATGAACATTATCTAATAGATAACGG